TCTCTTCAAGCCCGGCGAAGCCATCGATCCGGCCAACGCCATGGCCCAGCGCAAGCGCGGGGAGCGCCGCCCGGTCGGGCTCAGGCGCAATTCCCCGAGCGTCGCCTCACGGCCGGGCAGGGCGCTCAAGGCTGGGAGGGTCTAGGCATGGCGATCGAGCTGCCGCGGCGAGGATTCCTGATCGGTCTGGCGGGCCTGATCGCGGCGCCGGCCGGGGCTCCCGCTGGTGCTTTGGCGAATCGAGAGCCTTGTCGTTCGGACGCCCTATGGGCTTTCCCACCCTGCGATCGCGGCCCACTATGGCGCGATCGGCCGAGTCCAGATCGGCGGGACGATGTGGCGCAATGTCCGCGATGAGACCATTAGCGCTGAGGTCCCAATTCCCCGATTCCACGTGAAACACTGACCAGGAGCCTGGAAATGGCGATCGACCGCTACCCATTTTCGATTTGCCCGGCCCCGATTCCCACGTGAAACATTAACCCTGCCGGCGACGCCCCCATTGCCCGCAGCTAGGGCTTGTGGCATAAGAGAGGGGCAGACAAGCGCTCCGGGATCCGTTCCGAGAAGCGCTTTTTTCTTTGCCCCCGGAAAAATTCATGACTTGCCGCCGATGAGCGCGCCCAGCGCGGCCGAGGCCGCGCGGCGCTTGCGCGAGATTGTCGATCGCGTTCGTCGCCTGATGCCGCTGCGCAGCGACCCGGAGCGCTTCCACGTCGACCGCGACAGCGTCGCCGTCGATCTCGGCCGATTGGCGAGGGAACTCGATCCGGAGGGCGAGCGCCGTCAGGAGGAGCGAGCCAAGCGCGGCCGTTTTTCTCCCGGCACGATCGCCGCCAAGGGCCGGTTGATCAAAGTCGAAAAGCGGCGCGCGCCGCTGAAACCAAGGATCGCCGCATGAGCGAAGCCCAGCCGTTGTCGAAGATGACCAAGGGCGAGCTCGCCGACAAATACGGCGCCCTCAGGCAGCGCCACAAGAACAGCGGCGACGACATCGACGAGCTGAAGGCGGAATTCGAGCGCCGCGGTCTCGAAGCGTTCCACGGCGAGAAATTTGCGGTCGTCAAGACCCAGAAGACCTTCAACGCCCTCGACATCAGGCGCATTCGCGCCGAGCAGCCGAAAGCCTGGATCGAGGCGCGCGAAACGCCGCAGACCCGGACGAGCTACGAGGTCAATCGGCTCGGCGCCGACAAGAAGAGCAAGGCGAAAGCGGCGTGAATCTTTACAGCTCAACAGACGCCTATCGCTCGGTCTTCGTCCCCTCGAAGCTCTTCGCGACGGTCGAAGAGGCCCGCATTTTCGATCGTGATTGGGCCGCTGTCTTTATCGGCGGTCGGAGCAGCATCGACATCAACGGAGCCTATGACGGACGGGACGTCGAGGGGCTGCGCAAGGCCCTGGAATTTTTATTGAGCGAGTTGCCGAGGCGTGATCGGCCACGCTCGCCCGATTTTGAACCTCTCTCGATCACCGATTGAGACCATGCACCCCGGCAGAATTCAGGGCGCTACGCGAACGCTCGGCGCGCCGCGCGATTGGGACGCCACGAAAAACGGCCCATGCGGCGGACTGCCGATCCGCGACGAACGCACCCACGCCGGGCAGGGGATGATCAGCGCTTGGTTTCCCACGAATGAGGAAATCGAGAGGATGAAGGAAGGCGCGCCGATCTATCTGACCGTGATCGGAACATGGGCGTCGGACCGCGGCCAGGATTTGAGGGCTGACACCCTGTAAACAACAGGGCAACAAGCTATCGATAAGCGTCCTTCCCATTAACGAAAAAACGCCGCGTTCCTCTCGGCCCGCGGCGCAAGTCATCGAGCTGGAATTTACGCAACGGCCGGCATTGTGGCGGCCGCGCCGCCGCGCCGGCAGCCTCGGAAACTACTCACTTTCTCCTCACTTTTGAGATTGGCCGTTTGGGCCTTCGAACTGGCGCGGAAGCTCATCGCTCCGGGCCGAGCGGACGGGAGGACGTTGCGTCGCGCCGGGCTCGGGCGCTGCGCTCCGCGAACGTTCCGCTTTCAGCCGGCGAAGACCTCGCTCCAGGGGAAATCGCACGCGCCACGCGACCAAAATATGGTTCGAACCACTAGCGATAATCTCCCTTCTCACTAGCGGTTTACACCCCGCTTTACACCCTCGCGCCGAGGCATGTTTGCATGGCCGACGCGCTGGTGCCGGTCGTTCAATCCTCTGAGAATCCGCTCAAGACGGAAGCTTCCGCAGCTGACTTTTACGCCGCGGCCGCCAACGCGCCGGCGACATTGCGGGCCTATAAAAGCGGGCTCAAGGACTTCATAGCCTGGTGCGCCAGGCGCGATGCATCCGCGCTCCCGGCGACGTCAGAGACTGTCGCCGATTATCTCGCCGGCCTCGCCGATCGCGGCCGCAAGGTCTCGACCATTAACCAGCGCGCCGCGGCGATCGCCTATGCGCATCGGCGCAAAGGTTTTGATCCGCCGACGTCGTCGGAGGCCGTGAAACGCGTGCAACGCGGCGTGCGGCGTGTCGTTGGCGTTGCGGCCAAAGGCAAAGCGCCGGCGATCGCAGCGGCAGTCGCGCGCATGGCGAAAAAGACGCCGGACACATTGGCCGGCAAGCGCGATCGCGCGCTGCTGATCCTCGGATTCGCCGCCTGCGTTCGCAGGAGCGAGCTCGTCGCCCTCGACGTCGCTGACATTGAACGCGTCGCCGAAGGGATCATCGTTAAAAAGCGCCGGTCCAAGACCGACCAGGAAGGGCGCGGCAAAGATATCGCCGTTCCGTTCGGGAGAAAGCTGCGGCCGGTCGAAGCGCTCGATGACTGGCTCGCGAGCGCAGGAATTTCCGAAGGGCCGATCTTCCGGCCGGTCGATGAGAAGGATCGCGTTGTCGCCCGGCGCCTCAGCGCCCAAAGCGTCGCGCTGATCGTCAAGAAGTTGGCGCGGGCGGCGCGGTTCGACGTCGCCGCCTATGCCGGTCATTCGCTGCGTGCCGGGTTCATCACCGATGCGCTGATGCACGGCGCCGACATGCTGCGGGTCATGGATCAGTCCGGCCACGTCGATCCGAAGTCGCTGAAGATCTACGACCGTCGCGCCAAGGCGTTCAAGGATCACGCGGGGAAAGGGTTCTTATGAACGCGATCGACCATTGGTCGCCGCTTCGCGCCCTGATGCGCGAATTCTTCATCAACGACGTCCAGCGTGGCGTTTTTCTCTATGTCTCGCCGACAAAGGAAGCGGCGCAAGTCGCCTGCAAAACGGCGTGGGACTTCATCCAGGCCAACGAGCGCTTCGCTTTTCTGCTCGATACGGACAAGCGAACGATCGTCAATCGCGAGACGCGCGGCAAGCTTCGCTTTGCTGCTTCGGAGATATTCGAGCTCGTTGGCGACAATCCGCCACCGCTCGCCTGCAACATCGATTTTGCGTGCGTCGGCGATGAGCGCCGGCGTGTCAAGTTCCTCTTTCCGCATCTTCACAACAATCCCGTCAACGCGGGCGCGTTGCGATGATCACTCGTGCGCAGCCTGAAAGCCGTCGCATTGAGCGGATTCGCGCGGCCGCGGACGCCGCGATCAAGCGCGTTCAACGCCTTGTCGGCATGCGGCCGGTTGAGCAGCAGGCCGAGTCGCGTTGGAACGAAGTTGTTCCAAAACGCGCGCTCAATGTCGAGTTCACCGACGGCGCGCTGACCTATCTTCATCCGACCAAGGGACGTCGGCGCGTCAACATCAAACGATTGACCGCCGTTCCTCCCCCCTCGCCAGTTCTCCTAAAACTGCTCGCGGCAATGCCGAGAGCCAGGTCATGAGTCGAGTCGCCTGCGTAACCGCGTGCTTGTCGCCGCTCTTGCCCAGGAACTGTCAGACCAACGTCTCGCGCGCCGCAATTCTGATTCTGGCGCCGACGAAGCCGCTAAACCCGCCGCCGCTGCTGTTGCGGCTGCAGCGTTTGAGGAGAGCGATGAGTGGCGAGTGAGATCGACGGCGAAGCGATAGTTGCGTCATCCAGTGATTTTGAAGGCCTCGCTCGTTTGCTCGAGCAAGGTCAAGACGGCGTCAGCGCCTTCGCCGTGCTCGTCGTGCTCGAGATCGATCGCAAGCGCCCCATCGATCGCGTGCTTGAGGATGCGCACAAAGTGCGACTCTACTTCGACGCAATCCCTGGCGAAGCGTCGATCAGCGACGGCGGCAACAAGCTCAATTCGTGAAAGCGACGAAGCCCGGCGACATCTGGGCGCTTGGCGCTCATCGCCTCGTCTGCGGCGATGCGACGGACGCGAAAGCGGTTCGCTTGGCGTTGAAAGGCCACGCGCCGCGTTTGATGGTCACCGATCCCCCTTACGGCGTCTCCTATGAGCCCGAGTGGCGGGTAGATGGACCTGTCGGCGTCGGTTACGGCGATCACAAAGCCACGGCGGTGGGTCGAATTGCCAACGACCACACCGCGGATTGGAGCAGCGCCTTCGCGTTGTTCCCCGGCAACGTGGCCTATGTCTGGTGCGCTTCGTTGCGCGCCAGCACGGTCGAAGCGACCCTTGTCCAAGCTGGCTTTGTAATCCGCAACCAGATCATCTGGGACAAGCGCCAGTTGATCGTCTCGCGCGGCCATTATCACTGGCGGCACGAGCCGTGCTGGTACGCCGTGCGCAAGGGCCGAACGGCCAATTGGACCGGCGATCGCCGACAGACGACGGTCTGGGAGGCGATGAAGCGCAAGAATGCGAGCGGCCATCCGAACGAGAAGCCGCTGCTTTGCATGCAGCGCCCGATCGAAAATCACACTCGCCGCGGCGACGCCGTCTACGATCCGTTTCTCGGATCGGGCACGACCCTGATCGCCGCCGAGATGGCTGGCCGGGTCTGCCTAGGTCTCGAGCTCAATCCCGCTTATTGCGACATCATCGTCAAGCGGTGGAGCGAGCTGACCGGCAAGCGAGCGCGGCTCATTCGGGACTGATCGATGCCGCTTCGCATGCTCGGCCCGATGCTCAAGTCGGCCGATCTGTCAGCGGCCAAGGTTCCCGAGAAGACGGCAGACCCCTTCTATTCGACGCCTGAGTATCGCGCCTGGCGCGAGCTCGTCATCGCCCGCGCCAATGGCGTCTGCCAACACAAGAGCTGCGGCCGCAAGGAAAGGCGGATGTTCGCCCACCATGTCGTCGAGGTCAAAGACGACCCGACGCGGCGGCTCGATCCCACCAACGGCATTTGCATCTGCGGTAAGCATCATTCCCTCGTAACAGCGGCGGCCAAGGCCGCGCGACTCTCGAGGGGGGATGGGGGTTTAATTCCTCGCCGATCGCCGGCGCTGTAACCGCCCCCACAAACACGCGCGGAATTTTTCAAGCTGATTTTTCAAAAAAATCAAACGGCCGAGTTATCTCAATGACTAAGAGCCGCGGCGAAGGTCGCGGCGGCAAGCGCTCCGGCGCCGGACGTCCGCGCAAAACTCCCCCGACTTCCGAGCAGCTCGCCGCCGAAATCGCCGCCGCCGTCCGCGTCGCTGCCGAGGCGGACGCCGCCGAGCCTCCGGATCTTCCGAAGCTGCGCAACATGGCGCTTCGGACCCTCGAGGCGATCGCCGGCAGCACGAGCGTCCTGACGCCGCCCGCCGCCCGGGTCAGCGCCGCCAAGGCGCTCCTTGCGGCCACGGCCGGCGGCAAGAAGGGCGGCGCCGACAAGGGCGACAAGCCCAGCCGCTTCGCGCCTCGCTCACCCCCACGCCTCGCCGTCGACAACACGAAGGCCTGACGCCGCTTGCTGACCTGGTCGACGGCTTGCGCCGACTGGCAAGAGCGCATCGTCGCGCGCCAATCGCTCATCCCCTTCAAGCCGCTGTTTCCGGCCGAAGCGGAGGCGGCGCTCGCGGTCTTTGGCGATCTGATCGCCGTCGATGTCGCCGCCTCGCCGCCGATGCGCGAGATCTGCCGGCCGTGGTTCCTCGACTTCGTCGCGACGATCTTCGGCGCCTACGATCCCGACAGCGGCCGGCGCCTCGTCCGTTATTTCTTCCTCCTCATCTCCAAGAAGAACGGCAAGTCGACGGGCGCTGCCGGCATCATGCTGACCGCGCTCATTCTCAATTGGCGGATGAGCGCCGAGTTCTACATCATCGGCCCGACCAAGGAGGCCGCGGACAACGCGTTCAAGCCGATCTGGGATATGATCAAAGCCGACCCCGAGCTCGGCGAAGCGCTGCATCTCCAAACCCACCTCAGGAAGGTCACGCACCGGCAGACGGGCGCCTTCCTCAAGGTCATCGCCGCCGACAGCCAGACGGTCGCCGGCAAGAAGACCGTCGGGCTCCTCGTCGAGGAGCTCTGGGAATTCGGCAAAAAGGCCGACGCCGCCAATGTGCTGCGCGAAGCGATGGGGGGCCTGGCCTCGCGGCCCGAGGGCTTCGTCATCTATGTGACGACGCAATCGGACGAGCCGCCCGCCGGCGTCTTCCTCGAGCAGCTCAATCGGTTTCGGAAGATCCGCGACGGCGAGATCGAAGATCCGCGCAGCCTCGGCGTCCTCTACGAGTTTCCGCCGGCGATCATCGAGGCCAAGGCCTACGAAAATCCGGACAATTGGTACATCACCAATCCCAATCTCGGCGCGTCGGTCGACGTCGAATATCTCCTCGAGCAGCACTCGCAGGAAAAAGAAAAGGGCCAGCACGCCCTCAATGGCTTCTACGCCAAGCATCTCAATGTCGAGATCGGCCAGACCTTGCGCGCCGACAATTGGCCGGGCGCGCGCTTCTGGGAAGGCGCGGGCGAACCGGGCCTGACGCTCGATACCATCCTTGATCGCTCCGACGTCGTCACGATCGGCGTCGATGGCGGCGGCCTCGATGATCTCCTCGGCCTCGCCATCCTCGGCCGCGACCGCAAGACCAGGCGCTGGCTCCTTTGGGCGCATGCCTGGGCGCATCGCGGCGTCCTGACCTTGCGCAAGGAAATCGCGCCGCTTCTCCATGATTTCGAACGCCGCCTCGACCTGACCA